CGGTCGCTTGTCCCTGCAAACACTGCAACCGACCCGTCAGACTTCAGCGCATAGAAGCTGCCGCGGCAGGCACCAGGAAGCGCCTGGGACAGCGCAGCGAAGTCAGGGAACGGGCCATAGCCATCCTCCCGCGGCAGCACATTGCTGACGTCGTGAGCCTGGGTTTGGCTCTCGTAATCAGACGTATCTGGCTGCCATTGTCCGAATGGAAGGAGCGCCATTAAGGCGTCGCCCCCATGACACGGACAGCCATTCCTTGGCGCTCGTTGAAGTCAAGCATGGAGATCTCTTGAAAGACCTCATCCCGCCTCGCCTTCCACAACCCAGCCGACTCAATGTCCTTGTTGAAGGCGTTGGCCTCCGCGAGCGTCCCGAACAAATAGGCGTCGGGATGGTTGGTGTAGAGCCAGTTCAGCGTTCCGCTGACCGCAGCCGTGCGCTGGGTGTAGAGGATTTGCAGGCCGGTATCGTCTACCGGATTGATCGAGATGCTGGTGCCCTCGATCGTGAACTCCTGTGGCGTGCCGTCCACGGAATACGGCGTGTCGTACTTGAACAAGGACGGCGCGACATAACTTAGTTCGGTCGTCGGCTGTCCGGTCCACGTCACCCGGCGATAGCCGAGGAAGTCGGTCGGCAGCGTCCCTACGCCCGCCGTAGTCGTAATGGAGGCCGTGGTCTCCATCGAGCGGACTTTAAGCCGACGACACGCTGCTGCCTCGAACAGCGTGATCATGTCCGGGATGTATGAGGTCAGATCGTCCCGCGCCAACCAGTTCGCAACTTGCGTTTGAAGGTCGGCGTAAGTGGAAAGGCTCACGATCCAAATCCCATGAAGCCCTGTACCTGGGCGCTGTCAGTGCGGAGATAGGCCCACTCGGGGTCTTTCAGTTTACGCTCGACCAAGGCGTCCATCTCGGGACCGAACAGGCGAATGGTGGTGTTGCCCCTCGCCCATTCCTCGTTGAGCCATCGAACCATGATAACGTTGGGGATCGACGCGACGTGCCGCCCCCAATCGCTATCCTGTCTCTCTGCGCGCATTGCCTTGTTGCGCTCAAGAATGTCCTCGACGTCCTGAACCTGCTCGACAACGGTTTTGTCGTTTTCGAGAAAGATCCTGGTTTGCATCACGTGCACTCGGTGACGTACATGGTGCCGCCGGACGACACCTGAACGGCCTTCACGGACTGACCGGGGGTCGTGGTGAAATACTCCGGCGAGTTGGCGACGACATAGGCGCCGGCCGTTGAGGACGGCGTGGTGCCGTCCGTCGTCACCCAGGCATCGGTCGTAACGAGCACGCGCACCTTGTAGATTTCAGAGCCGATCGGCCCATAGGTGCCAGCCGTGCCGGTATAGGCTACGTTGCCTGACGTACCGATCCGGGCCGTTCCGATATATTGAAGGGCCATTGGTTATTCCTCAGAATTCGTGAACCACAACCGTCCAAGTGCCGATTGCCGTGGTGGAGCTGGCGCCGTCCGTGATCAGCTCGATTACGTCGCCGTCGTTCGCGATGTTGGCTCCGGTCGAATCCGACATGGTGAAGACAGTTCCGGCCGCAGAACCCGACACAGCCGCAGTCCCGGTCATGCCGGTTATCGCCGTGCCGCTGATCTTGGCGGTCAGTGCGGAGTCGGAGCCGGTGATGGCGTTGGCAATCGACAGATAGGCGCGGACCACTTTGCAGCGGTAAGCCACAGGTACGAACGCGGACGAGGCGGTCGAGACGTCGGCCATGGTGACGGTATAGACGCGGGTATTGAACCTTCCGACTTTGGGAAGCGCCATGTTTCAGCTCCAATAAAAAAGACCCCTGTGGGGCCTTGGGTGATTGCTTTGTTGTTTTGCTTTTACTCGGTGACGAGGTGGTCCATGAACTTGGCGCGGTACTCTTTCGAGCCGAAGTGACCGAGTTCAATGGAAGGATCCAGCCAAGTCTGATAACCAAGCGCCCTGACGTCATCGAAGAACGCGATATCCTCGCCCCTCGCATACCCGTCGCGATCGTCGCAGCGGAAAATCCGGGGAACGGGGCCGTCGTCAATGTCCGGGTAACGCAACAGCGGAGATTGATCGGCGATCTTCTGTACGACGTGACGCTGTACGCAGCAGAATCCCAAACCGGCGCCGTTGACGGGCAGGCAACCAAGCTCGTTGGCTTGGTATGTCTCCCGGTCATCGAGAGAGACGAAGAACCGGATCGGCTCCGCCCGGCAGGGATAGGCCGCAAACACGCACTCAAGAACTGTCCCCATAGCAAGCAGGCGAAGGAAGTCCTTGCCCTGCCAGACCATATCGGAGTCCACCCAAAACAGATGGGTGCAATCGCTCTTGAGGAAGTGCCATGCGGCCTTGGTTCGCGCGTGATGCACGATCGAACCACCCACCTGCATTTCGATGTCCGAGGCGATGTTGGAGGACGTCAGAACGTGTTGCGTCTCCAACAACGACCGAACGGTTTGCGCCGGGATGTCGCGATGTGTCGGCATGGCGAGCATCACTTTGATACCCGCCATGCTGAGCTTCATGATTAGACGCTTGCCGAGAACGGGGTCGCGGTGGTGCCGGTCGGAGACGAGAACATCTTGACCGAGAAGAAGCCGGTCTTGGCGTCCGTGATCTCGATGATGTCACCCACAACGCCGCCCGTGGTCGTGCCGTTCAGCGAGATCGTGTCGCTGGTGGACGAGGTGCCGTAACCAATCACGTTCGCGGTCGATGTGGTCAGACACCAGGAAACGCCCTGCATGACGTCGGTAGCGTTCGCGACCTTGATCGTGCTCGACGTCGCCGTGGCCGCCACCTGCATCTGGAACTTATAGACCGTTCCAGTGCCAGTGGCCTGCGGGAGCGTGATGGCAATCGGGGCGGCCGAGGAGACGGTCACCATGCGGTTGCCGTGGAGCGCCTGCGTGATGGTCAGCGTGGTCGCCGTGGTATTGACGACGCCGGCCGAGCCGGTCAGCAGGTTGGGAACGGTCAAGATCTGGGGCGGACCAACGCCGGCAGGATAGACCGGAACGACGTCGGTAGCGCCGGCAGAGGTCGCCGTTGCAGCGTTTTCGTACCAGGAATAGATGCTCATGCCGCTACTCCTTACGAAGTGGTGTTGTCGAACACGCCGCCCGACGCCTTCTCGTTGCGAGAAACGAGGGCATATTCGGACACGACGGCACGACGCTCGGAGTCGCCGGTACGAGCCAGCGGGATCGAGAGCATCGCGCGGCCCTTCATCGTCGCCATGGCCCACTTCTCGGTTTCAAGCACGAGAACGTCACGCGCCCGCTGGAAGCGGTTGGCAACCACCTTCAGCTTGCCGAAATCCGACTCGTAGGCATCAACCGAAGCCACGATCTTCTTGGACGAAGCCTGCTCGATCGGCGAGGAACGGCCAGTGAAGGTCGAGAACACCTGCTTGTTGAAGGCGCCGGTATAGATGGTGTCCGGCTTGCCGCCCGAGGTCCAGATCGCGGACAGGACGGTCTTCAAGCGAGCCTCGGTGAACGCGATCTGCGTGCCATCGGTACGGGTGCCCGTGCCGTCAGCCGCAGACGGATCGGCCGCGCCGCCGGCAGTGCCCTTGCTGGTGTTGGTCTTGATCCACGACAGGGCCGAAGCCGTCTTGCGGACAACCGCATCGCTGCCGGTCGCCTTGGCCTGGTTGGTGCCAACCAGCGTCGATTCCATGTCGCGCTTGAGTTCGAGACCCTTGAGCATGACCTGGTAGTCAAGCTCGTTGCCGCGGCCGGCGTGGATGACCGCCTGCTGGGTGCCCGAGACCTGGGCGGACTTGCGCGAAATCTGGCAGATGTTGCCGAGACGAACGGTCGCGGTCGCGGCGTCCGCAACGATGTCGTCGCCTTCCAACTGGTAGTTGGAGGTTGACGCAGCGGCGAGGGCCTGGGTCTGCCATTCGTGGTTGACCGCAGTTGCCGTCTCGCGGGCAATGCCCGACATGAACGGAGTATCGGTCGGGTCGATGCGGTAGATGATGTTGGAGAGGTCTTCGCGGTTGCCCACCGACTCATAGGTCGCAAGGGCATTGGTAGGAAGTGCCATGTTCGTTCCTTAGGATGCTTTGCGCTGGGCCACGAGGAGCTGGAGAGCGTCGTCGATGGAGCCGGTAGCGCTGAGTTTCTGGTTGAGGGCTTGAACGGATTGGGCCTGCGCCGCCCCGGAGGGCTGCTTGGTGCCCGGTCGCTGAACCGGAGGAACAGGTTTTTGGATGGCGGCAACCTTGGCCTTCTGAATGTCCCGGAGCCTCAAGGAATCGGCGAGGAGTCGCTGCACGCGATGGTCGTAAATCGAGAGCTTCGACTTACCCATGGCGAGGTCTGCGAGTTCGCTGTCCTTGAACCCAAGATCGGGAAGCAATTCAGTGGCAACGCGCCTTGTCAGCGCCTCGCCCTTGTCCTTGTCGGCAAGCTCGGGGATGAACTCGACCGCCTTTGCGTTCTCCTCCTGGACATGCTTTGCCCAATTGGTCTGCTCGGCGGTCTGCTTCTCCTGTGCAGCCCGGTCCGACTCCTGCTTCACGGCCTGCAAGCGCATTTGATGCACCTGCCATGCCTGGAAACGGAACGGATCCTCGGCCTGGAGCCTGACCACATCCTCCATCGTCTTGATGTCGCTGAATTGCGCCTGGTTGACGCTTTCCAGTTCCTTCATGAGCGCGGGAAGCTGTGCTTCGTACTGTTGCCTGACCTGTTCTGCCTTCTGGCGTTCGGCCTCGACGGCCTTGCGCTGTTCAGCAAGTTCATTTTGACGCGTGCGGAAATCGCGGTCCCGCTCCTGTTCGCGAGTGTGCAGGTATTCCTGCGTCTCACGAGGCAAGGATTGAAAACGCTCCTTCTCGGCTTGCGTCCAAGACCTCGGCGGCTCGATGGGAGGAAGGTTCTCTTCCTGGTCGGCCGCTTGCGGTTGTTCAGCGGGATCCGTTGCCGGGTCGCTGTCTGCTTGCGCAGATTCGGGTTGCTCAGCAGCCTGTGTAGGCGCTTCCGCTTGTTCTTCTTTTTTCTTCTCGGGCTCAGCGAAGATCCGCATCGCGTCATCGAGAGAAAGTGCCTCCTGGCTCAGTGCCGGGGGCTGATAGTCAACGGGTCCGGGCGCGGCCTCTTGGGCCACGGGAGCGGTGTCAGACATAAGGTTTCCTTAGATGATGCCGAAACGCTTCTTGCGCTCCGCGTCGGCGTGGAGCTTGTTCAGGTCGGCCTGCGCCAGCCTGCCGTTATCGACCACCTTTTGCAGGTGATCCTTGACCTTCCCGACGATGTTGATGGCGATAAACGCCTTTTCTCGTCCGAGGCTGTCTTCCGGCTTCGTCATCCGCCAGAAATCGATGTAACTCTGTTCAAGCGTCTTGAACGCTTCGTTCAGAAGATCGTTGTCGAGCAGCGAAGCCGCCTTTTGAGCCCGGTTGACGGCCTTCTGAAGCTCGATCTCGTCAACCATCGATCATTTCTTCAAAGTCGCCGCACCAATCGGTCAATTTGACGATCGGCCAGATCGCGTGATGGACGTTGTTGGTCTGGATCGGGCACTTGCGCCGGCAAACGAGCAAATGATCGGCGTCAGGATGGAGATCGGAGAACCGGCAGAGGTCGCAGTTCACGACTTCCTCAGACATCGATCACCGTGGGGTCATAAACCTGGAACGGAAAGCCGACCTGCGCCTTCTTGGCAATCTCATAGCCCTCGGCGTCCAGCCGTTCGATGAATTCGCGCACTTCATGGCGGGTAAACCGCGAGAGCTGGGTGCTGTCGCGCAGGAAATGGATCATATCCGCGTGCTTGTCGTCCTCATCACGCATCGGGCTTGCCTTTCGGTTTCTGTCTCATCTGCTCCAGCTTGGCCTGGTGCGCCGCATCGGCGTGTTCAAGCTTCTGGTCGTGCATCTGCTGCTCATGCGCCATCGCCATATCGTGCTTGTGCGCCTCAGCCACGACGTCAACGACAGCCTCTGCAATCTTGGCGTGGTGCGCCTGCTGGTCAGTATGCGCCTTGCGCTCCATCTCCAGCGCCTTCAGGTGCGCCTCGATGACCTTCAGCTTGGCGTCCGTCTCGGCCTTGAACTGCGCCAGTTGCGCGGCGTCCTGCGCCTTCTGCTTGTCGAGCTGGGCCTTCAGCGCCAATTCCTGCTGGTCGTTCTGCGCCTGCGCCTGGATCGCCATTACCTTGGGATCTGGCGGCGACGGCTGCGGCGGATTCTTGGGCGAGCCATCAGGGTTAAGTTCGCTTGGATCAGCAAAGAACCTATCCGGGTTCTTGTGGCCCATGATCTTGGTCATCTCGGCCGCCGTGTTGAACAGCCGATCGTCCGGGACCATATGGGCCTTGCCGCCCATAATGAGTTCTTTCTGAAAGTTGGCTAACGCCATCACCTGGGCAAACTGCTGGGCCTTACCACCGCTCCCAAGACCAACCGCGATGGTCATGTCATTGCGGGTTTTCCAGTTCCTCGGATCGACCTTGACCCACTGGTTGCGGAGCCTGACAGTCTGGGCTTCCGAGCTGTGCTTCTTGACCGTGGCGTGAAGCAGCGAGAACATATCCCGCACGCCCTCAGCAAGCACGCGGGCAATCAGCTTAATCCGCATCTGCGAGGCGGAAAACACCTGCGCAACCGCTGTCGCGCTCTGGTTCTGCAAGGCGTTGGCGTCGATGCCCTGGGTCTGCTTGGCAAGGCCGGTCTTGGCTTCAAGATCAGCGTCGAGGTATTGCAGCATCGGATAAATGCTGCCGGTAATGTCCGGGACAACCTGCCAGTTGAGGCCACCCGCCGTCTTCGTGCGGACGATGCCGCCGGGACGAGAGACCAGAAGGTCATCCAGCGTATTCGGCCCTGCATTGGCCTCGGCCACCTCGACGCGGGGATTGTTGTGCAGGTAAAGGTTATCGAGAGCCCCGCGCTTCATCGCGGCTTTCTCTTTCTGGATCGGAATCACTAGATCGGCGATCGCCTTGCCAAAGAACCGATGCGGCACCGGGATCGGGGTTGCCCCGGCAAAGGGCATCTGGTCGAATTCCTCAACCGCGTCCTTCTTGTCGCGGATCAGGATCTCGCCATCATCGCCGCCCGTGATGACCTGATACAGCTTGGGCTTGCCGTTACCCTCATAGTCCATCCGAATGTAGTGCTCGGTGACCTTGACGATCTGGGCGGCAATGTTGGTGGTGGACGATCCGGCCTGCGCGTGCTCGTACACGGTATCGCGGGCGATCGTCTCGGCCTGGTTGAGCCCGGTATATTCCGGGAGCTTCATCACCTGTTCTTGGTCGTAGCCCTCCGCGATCCATTCGGCGCGGCTCTTGGTTACGATGTCGTGAAAGGCGTAGTTGCAGTCCCGGATGTTGCGGGCGTTGCGCTCGATCCCGAACTCCTCCGGGGGCACGCCCATGACCTTGGCCTGGGCATATTTGCGAGTGCGGAGGATCGTGACGTCGTGGGTGACGGGGCGCGGCGCCGCTGGTGCGGGCAATTGCGCTGGCTGCATGGCGTCCATCAGCTTGCCGCCTCGGCAGGCTCTTTGGCCTCCGGCTCGCTGTTGATGGTGTGCTCGATGATCTCAAGCCCGCTATCCGGCTGCATCACAGCCTGCGCCAGGAATGCGAATTGGTCGTCAGTGAGGTCGCAATAGGTCTCTTTTTCCTCTTCCTCGCGCTCGTCCCACCAAACCTTCACAATGCCGTTCTTCAGCAGCAGCGCGTCCTTGATGAAGGAATACAGCACCATGAAACCGAGGTTCTGCTGCATAAAAACGTGGTTCACGTAGTCGGTCTCTTGCTGGGCGCCCTGCTCGTCCTCGGGACCGACAGGCTCGAACCGGACCACCTCGTCTGAACCTGCGAAGATGTCCATCAGATGCGGCATCAGGCCCTCAACGACGTCGGCAACGTCGGAGGAGATCGCGCTGGAGCGGCCGATCTCAGCCGGCAGGTCCATCTCCATGTCGCCGTTGTAGTAGCGCTCATTGCGCTCGCGCTCCAGGGTCAGCTTGGCCGACTGCGTTGCAGCCAGCGCGTCCGCCTTCTGGGTCGAGATCAACGAACGCAGCTCGGAGGTGGAGAGCTTAGGCAACTGCCGTCCTCGGATAGGCGATCGAGCGGTTGAAGTTGGCGGCCCGTCCGGGCTCTTCGTAGCAAACAGCCATCAGACCGAACGCATCCGCAGCATGTGACGACCAATCATGATCAGGACCGAGACCAACATTGCGAACTTCGTCTTTCTTCTCGTGATAGAAGCCAAGCGCCTGGCGCCCCGGCTCCGTTGTTGCTTCGTTGAACCACATCTTGGGGCCAAGCCGGCGAACCGCCTCGATCCGCATGGACGCGGCGCCCTTGCCCTGGTTCTTGACCGGGGGCTCAACCTTGAATCCAGCATCGCGAAGATGCTCTTCGTAACGCTTGCCTGTGACGTTGTTCTCGTTCACGCCGTCATGCGGCAGGTAGAGAATGGCGTTCTCGTAACCGCTCTTGCGCAGCCACGCGACATGGGATGCGAGCACCTGCCCGACCGCCTCGTAATAGTCGAGAACCCGGATTTCCTGCCCTACCCACTGGATAATCCAGATGGTAAAGGCATCGGCGTTCGCCCCGGACCCGCCGATGTCGATGAACGCACGCAATGGCAACAGAGGATCGGCCGTAACAACGCCAATCCTGCCGCTTCTCTTGGCCTCCGACAGCAGCTTGGCGAAGTAGGCACCCTCGAACGCCGCAGCGTAGCCACCTTCGTAGGTGTGGTCGTAACGCTCTGGGTAACGCTCTAATTCAATCTGGCGCTCGGCTTCGAGTTCATCGGTCCAGAACGGATTGTCCCGCCAATTGGCTTGGACGACCGTTGCCCCCTTGGGCAACCCGAGCGGGCCGCGAAAGAAATCATCGACCGCATCGCTCTTGCGAGTCGGGTTCCAGCTCGCCCAAATCTCCGATCCGGGAGAACGGATTGTCGGGCGAAGCAGCGACAGGGAGCGCGCCGAGATCGATTGCGCCTCTTCCATCCAGGCCCGATGGAAGCCCTCCAGCGACTTCACCGAGTCCGCCGAGTAGTCCTTCATGCCCTTGAAGATGATCACGCCATCTTTGGGCAATTCTATCCGGTCATTCCACGGCCTGAAGCCGTCCGCTTCCCTCAGTCCCAACCGCCTGATCTTGTCCTCGATCAGGAGCTTTGAGGACTGCGTAAGATCCTTCTGGACCTCTCGGATGCAGACCATCCGCAGGCCCTCGCCCAGGTCTCCAGGCGCCCTTAGCGCGTCTTCGACAGCAAGCTCGCCGAAAAAATGTGACTTGCCCGAGCCGCGGCCGCCATGCGCGCCCTTGTACCTGGCAGGATGAAGTAGCGGCTCGAAAACCCTAGCCGTCTTGATTTGAAGAGCCGACAATCACGCGCTCGATCTTGTGGACGAGCTGGATAGCACCACCCTCGCCGTCGCCATCAACTGGCTGGGCAGGCTTTCCCCACCCTCGATCCAACAGCGCAACAGACGCAGAAACACGCGCTGCCTCCGATTGTCCGTTCTGTGCGATGCCAGCCAGTGCTGATATGGCCGTTTCGGTATGACTTCGCGCCAAAGAACGAATATCGGTAAGATTTTTAGTCATTTAACGGTTGGGTCTGGTTGATCCGCCACTCGTGCGGCGTGCCGGTGTACGGCCATTCGGGATGGGCCAGGGAGGACAGTGAGGCTTTGGGCCAGTCGCTCATGTTCGCTGGCAAATCAGCAACCGTAAGCGTCACACTCTCACAAGACCCGCCATACGGCATCACACCAAACATCGGCCAGCCGATCTCAGGCGGGTTCTTCGCCTCGAACTCGGCTTTCTGCTCCTGACGGTTGAGCTTGCGAGCAATCGCCTTGAACTGGAAAACGGCCTCGGTCATGCGATGCGATTGTCCCGAGCCGCCAGTTGCGAACGCAGCAAATAGCCCTCGAGCGCCCAGATCTTGTTGCGGGCATTGTCACGGGCGATGCGCTTGCCAATGGCAGCGTCGAAGTTCTCTGGCGAAGCCGCGGCACTCTCGCCGACGACGACATAGCCGTTGCGCAGCTTCAGCGCGCAGACGGTCATGGTCGTTCCGGGGAAAACGTGATAGTCTTCGCCCACGATCACAGCGTCGATCTTGTCGGGCGACAGGCGCGGAGCATTCAGCCCCTTGGTCTTGATCTCGGCTTCAATGGCAGCTTCTGACGCGCTCAGCATGGTTCTCTCCTCGTGCTGGGTTTAAATTTACGCAGGGTCTTGGTCGGGCGCCTCAAAGGACGGCCACACAGGCGGCATCTCAGACGGCGCGTTGTCGTAAGGGTTCTCACGTCCAGCAGCGCGAAGAATGTTGGCGATCTCGGCCAGATCCAGATCATCAATCCCGCCGCCCTTGGTGTACTGGCGGTCCTTGGTCTGAAAGTCCGTGAAGATCAGATCGCCCATGACACCCTCAACGTTTAGTCCCGAAGCGGCGCGCGCTCACAAATCCCGCTGGGGGCAGGGGTGATGTTCGGGATGGGCAGCGCACCGCTTCGAGAGGCTGGCCCTTCGCAGCTCGTCAGCAATCGGGAATT